CGATCCGCAGCGGCGTTCGCTGTTTCACGGAGGGGTGCGCTGATGATTGCGAGGTCGACGCGGGCGGCCGCGGTGAAGGCCGCGCTGCTGGCCCGGTTCGCCGAAGGGCTGGCCGCGGCGGCGGAGACGCGGCTGGTGCAGGTCGGTTACGCCTTCCCGGGAGACATCGAGCGGGAGTGCGTCTATTTCGGGTCGTCGCGGTTCGCTCGCCGCCGTGCCGGGCTCGGCTTCGACGAGGAATCCCTGACGGTCAACGTGCATGTCTTCGTGCGGCTGCCGGGCGGCACCGTGGAGGAGACCGACAGGCGCGCGGTGGAGATCGGCGGCTTCCTGGAGGACATGCTGACCAGCGCGCCCAGCCTGCCGGGGGTGGACGGAGTCATGTTCTCCGCCGTGGAGAGCGGCGAGTTGGACGGCGGGTTCGAGGACGATGCCGCCGTCTCCCTGCTCGACTATGTGTTGACGTTCCGGTCGGCGGTCCGCTGATGGCCAAGCGGAACAGCACGGATGAGTTGCGGCGGCTGATCCGCGACCTGGGCAAGCTGCCCGCCGATGTGCGGGGCGAGCTGCGCCCGGTGATGCGCAAGGCCGGCCAGCAGGCGCTGGTGAAGGCTCGGGCGAACGCCTCGTGGTCGACGCGGATTCCGGCGGCGATCCGGCTGTCCGTGTCGTTCGCCTCGCGCAGGCCGGGCGTGTCCCTGGTGGTGGACCGGCGTCGCGCCCCGCACGGCCGCCCCTTCGAGAACCTTGGCCAGCCCGGATCCTTCCGGCATCCGGTGCCGAACACCCGACGTCGTGGCCTGCGCGCTGCCGCGAGCGGCGACCGGCGGCGGTGGGTGAGCCAGCGAGCGCGCCCGTTCCTGTTCCCGGCGGCGGAGGACGCGATGCAGCAGATCGACGCGGACATCGGCGCGGCCGTCGAGTCGGCAGCCCGCAGACACGGCTTCAAGTGAAGGGATCGTGATGGCGTTCAGTTTGAGATCGTTTTTCGAGCTCGCCGCAGAGCTCACGTCGCCGCTGGACCTGTCGACGCCCACGTCGTCGCTGGCCGTGCGGCAGCAGATGAACTTCGCGCAGGGTGCGGGCGCAGGCCAGGCGGACATGATCTGGCACGACCGCGGCACGATCGCCGCTTCTGCGACCACGTCGCTCGACCTGGCGGGAGGGCTGGCCGGGCCGTTCGGCGGCAACCTGACGTTCGCCCGCATCAAGGCCCTGCTGGTGCGCGCCGCGGCGGCCAACACCAACAACGTCAACGTGGTCCGACCGGCCAGCAACGGCGTGCCGTGGACGCTGGCGGCGGGCGACGGCTTCCCGGTCAAGCCGGGCGGCGTGTTCTGGTGGTACGACCCGACGGCGGCCGGGGTGGCGGTGACGGCGGGCACCGGCGACCTGCTCGACTTGGTCAACTCCGGCGCGGGCACCTCGGTCACGTACGAGATCGTCATCGTCGGCGCGGCGACCTAAGGAGAGACATGGAGACGGTGGAGATCACGCACCCGGACCTGCCTGGTGTCCGGCGTAGCGTGCCGAAGACGGCGTTCGAGCTGCATCACATCCGCGCCGGCTGGGAGCTGGCGGCGACCCCGGACGAGCGGGAGCGCACCCGCCTGATCCTCGTCAAGGCGGGCGTCGACCCCACGGAGGCGGAGCGGGTCGCCGAGGCGGCCTACCCGCGGGAGGATCCGCCGCCGACCGGCGGAGAGAAGGCCAGCGAAGCCCCGGCTCCTGCCGGGGCTTCTGCGTTGGGAGACCAGTCCGGAGAGAAGCCGACTCCGCGTCGGCGTGTCAGCAGGGAAGAGGGTGCTGAGTAATGGCTGCCACGCCGATCACGACGTTCACCCCGTACTACACCAAAGAGAACATCAAGTGGGTGTGGGTCACGGCCATCGCGGTGAAGGCCGCCGTCACCCGCAGTGAGATCAACGCGGGGACCGACATCACGGAGATCGTCAACGAGTGGGACGGCTGGACCGTGTCGACCGGCTTCGTCGACATCCCCAACCCGAACCGGCGCTTCACCCCCAAGATCCCGGGCGGTATCGAGGCGGCCGACTCGTCCCTCACCACCTACCTGAACAAGGCCGGTGTGGACGCCCGGCAGCTTCTGCCTGAGCTGGAGGAAGGCTTCATGCTGCGCATGGACGCGCAGGACGTCGCCAGTCGGCTGATGGACGTGTTCCCTTGCACGGTCGCCAGCCACTCCAAGCCGTTCGAGATGGACGGCGCCGCCATGGTCGTCATCCAGTTCGCCATCACCGACGAGCCCGCGCGCGACGTCGTCATCCCCGCGTAAGGAGCACCCGTGGATCTGATCTCCAAGGACGAGCTGCTGCAGGTGCAGTGCCCGATCGACGACGTGGAGCTGCACCACCCGGACGGGCGGCCGCTCGGCCGAATGCGGGTGCGCGGCCTGACCGGCGCCGAGGTGAACGAGTGGCAGGACGCCGTCGTCGAGGTGACCGGCAAGAAGCGTCGGCAGTCCAAGCACACAATGGCGATGCTCATCGTCGCCTCGGCGATCAACCCGGACGGCACGCCGTATTTCGAGCCGCGCGAGGTGCTGCGCGTCTCCCAGATGCCGGGCTTCATCCTGACCCAGCTCGTTGAGCCGGCACTGCGGATGTCCGGCCTCTCGGAGGCCGACGTTGAGGAGTTGGTCGAGGGTTTCGACGACGGCCCGAGCGAGGACGCTACTTCCGGCTAGCGCTCGCGCTCGGCATGCCGGTCGGGGAGATGCTGCGGCGGATGTCCGGCCGTGAGCTGGCGGAGTGGCAGGCGTATGAGCGGGTGTACGGCCCGATCGGGGTGGAGGAGCGGCTGGATCGCACAGCCGCTGTGATCGCGAATCAGGTGGCCAACTCGCTGCGACCCCCGACGACCAAGCCGTCCGAGGTGGACGACTTCATGCCGCGCTGGGATCGACGGCCGGTCGGCGGCGGAGAGGAGGCGTAGGTGGCGGGCGTGCTGCGTAACCTGCGGATTGTCCTCGGCGTCGACTTCAACGAGTCTGGCCTGAAGAAGGCCGATCGGGCGTTGCAGCAGATCGACAAGCGGCTGAGCACGATCGGCCGCCGCGCCGCGATGGGCGCGGGCCTGGCCGCTGTGGCGGGCAGCGCGTCGGCGATGACCGCCGCTCTGCTTCCGGCCGCCCCGGCGATCTTGGCCCTGCCGGCGGCGATGGCGGTGGCGAAGACCGCCACGGCGACGTTCAAGGTGGCCACCATCGGCATGGGTGACGCCATGTCCGCCGTGGCGGAAGGCGACGCCGCCAAGCTGGAAGAGGCGCTGACCAAGCTGTCGCCGTCGGCCCGCGCCTTCGTCCGCTCGACGGCCGGTTTGAAGGGCCGGTTCGACCCGATCCAGCAGGTCGTGCAGCAGCGCACCTTCGCCGGGCTTGCTGCCCAGATGGGCCCGGTCGCCGACAACCTGCTGCCCGGCATCAAAACCGGGATGCTCGGCGTGGCCGCAGGCTTCAACCTCGGCGCGAAGGAGGCGCTCAAGTTCGGTCAGACGCCGATGGCGAAGGGCGCCGTCAACAAGGTGTTCGCCTCATCCTCGCGCATCATGCACGAGCTGGGCGGCGCCACGAAGCCCGCGCTGGCCGGCGTGACCGCCCTGACGGTGGCGGGCCTGCCGCTGGCCGAGCGGATGTCGTCGTGGGCGGTGAACGGCGTGAAGGCCACGTCGGCGTTCCTGACGTCGGAGCGCGGCGCGGCCATGCTGGCCAACGCCGTCGACGGCGCCGGCGACACGCTCGCCCAGCTCGGCAGGATCGGCGGGAACGTCGGCGGCGGGCTGATCCGCATGTTCGGCCAGATGGAGGACTCCGGCGACGGCGTGCTCGACACGATCGAGCGGCTGACCGCCAAGTTCGAGGCGTGGGCGAAGACGGCGGAAGGTCAGCGCCAGACGGCGGAGATGTTCGCGCTGTTGCGCGACGTGGCCGGCGACTTGGGTGCGGTGCTGCCGCTGGTGACGGGCCCGCTCGGGTTGATGGCCAACATCCTTACGTCGCTGCCGGGCCCGATCCGGGACGTGGTGACGCAGGGGCTGGCGCTGGCGCTGATCGTGGGACCGCTCGCCGGGAAGATCGGCGGTGTCGCGTCGGCGGGCCTGCACGCGGCCGACGGGGTGCGGCGGATGCGGGATTCGGTGCAAGCGGCGGGTGGGCCGATGGGTGCGCTCGGCAACGCCGCGACAAAGACGCGGAGCATGCTGGGGGCGGCGGCAGGGGTGCTGGCCGGTCCGTGGGGGCTCGCTCTGGCGGGCGGCGTGGCCGCGCTTGGGCTGTTCGCGACCCGCAACGATCAGGCGGAGCGGCGGGTCAAGGATCTGACAGACGCGCTGGTGCGGAACAAGGGCGCGCTCGACGACACAGCGATCGCGAACGTGAAGAACGAGCTGCTGACCCGCGGCGTCTACGTCGCGGCGGAGAAGCTGGGCATCAACCTGGCGCTGGTAACGGACGCCGCTCTCGGCAACCGGGACGCGATGGCGCAGGTCAACACCCAGTTGCAGGGCGCCGCCACCAACATCCAGGTGTATGGCGGCAGGGCGGGCCAGGGCGCGATCGCGCAGAAGCAGCTCACCGGCGGCGCGAAGCTCGTGTCGGACGCTCTGAGTACGTCGAATTCGGAGATGTCGGAGGCGACCCGTAACGCGCGACTGCTGGCGGCGGCCGGGACCGGCACGGTCGGGCCGTCGAAGGCCGCGGCGTCGGGTATTGCCGGCGTCGGTTCGGCGGCGGACAAGACGTCCGGCAAGGTGAACGCCCTCAACACCAGCTTGGTGCGGTTCCGGACGCTGACCGGCGACGCCGACATGGCGGCCATCGGCGCCCGGAACGCGATCGATGACCTGTCGGAGGCGGTCAGGAAGAACAGCTTGCGGGTGAACGAGCGCACCGGCCGCATCAACATCAACAGCAAGGCGGGCCGGGAGAACACCAGGCTGGTCATCGACGCGATCCGGGCCGCGACCGACCACGCCGACAAGCTGGTCAAGCAGGGCAAGTCCACGGACGTGGCCAACGCCGCGTTCAAGCGGCACATCGACCGGCTGTCGGGTGTGCTGTCGAAGGCGGGCTTGTCGAAGCGGGCGATCGACGCGCTGGTGCGCCGGTACGTGACGATGCCCAGCGAGATCAACGCCGCCACCGGCAGAATCAAGAACAAGACAGTCACGATCAAGGTGCGGGCGGACGGCACCGTCAACCTGCCCGGCGGCACCAAGGCGTCTCTTTGGGCTTCTGGCGGTGTCCTGCCGGGTTACACGCCGGGCCGGGATCCGCACATGTTCTACAGCCCGACGGGCGGCGTGCTGGGCCTGTCCGGCGGTGAGGCGGTCATGCGGCCGGAGTGGACGCGCGCCGTGGGCCGGTCGACGGTCGAGGAGATGAACGCCGCGGCCCGGTCCGGCGGCGTGCCCGCGGTCAAGCGGATGCTCGAAGGCGGGGTCGGTCGGCAGCGGCTGCGCGGCGAGGGCGCGTTCTTCGCCGACGGCGGCGTCATCTCCAAGCACGCGTTCGAGAACTTCAACAAGATCCCCGGCGCGATGACCCGCTACAACCGCAAGATCGGTGAGGCGGCGTGGACCGGCGTCAACAAGATCGTGAAGAAGTTGAACGAGCTGAGTCTCGGCGGCCCTGGCGTGCAGAAGGCGTTGAAGTGGGCGCGCGGCCAGCACGGCAAGCCGTACATCTGGGGCGGTGTCGGCCCGCGCGGCTACGACTGCAGCGGCTTCATGTCGGCGATCACGAACGTCATCAAGGGGCGTCGCCCGTACAGCCGCCTGTACTCCACGCACTCGTTCGGGGCATCGAGCGGCCCAGGCGGGTTCGTGCGTAACCGGAAGTCGGGCTTCATGGTCGGTGTCACCGACGCGGGTGTGGGGCACATGGCGGGCACGCTCGGCCGGGTCAACGTCGAGTCCCGCGGCAGCCGCGGCGTGGTGGTCGGGTCGGCGGCGCGCGGCTACAACAACGGCCTGTTCACCCGCCGGTACGGCCTGGCCAAGTTCGACGAGGGCGGCGTGCTGCCGCCCGGCTTCACGCCCGCCTACAACGGCACCGGCAAGCCGGAGTATGTCTTCACGCAGAAGCAGATGCAGCAGGGCGGTCCTCGCGAGGTGCACAACCACTTCCACATCAACGTGCCGACCGCGTACCACAAGCACGAGGTTGCCAAGGAGATCTACGAGATCTTGTACCCGTACATGCAGCGGTCACAGCGGAAGCTACCCAAGTAGATGCCGGAGCCGCCGTATCCGACGATCATCCCTGAGTGCCAGTTCGAGGATGGCGTGTGGACCGATCTGTCGCCCTGGTTTCGGGGGGCCAAGGTGACGAGCGGATCGTCGAGTGTGGAGTCGCCGATCGTCCGGTACGACACCGGCACGGCCACGCTGACGCTGGATAACCGCGACGCTCGGTTTGATCCGACGAATCTCAGCGGCCCGTACACGGAGGCGTTCTCCTCCGACTCCGGGCTCAAATCGTTCACGTGTGCTCGTACGGCCACATGGGGCCAGGGCTGGACGGTCGACGTCAAGTCGGCGGTCGGCCTGGACGCCGAGATCCGAAACGTGTCATCGGTGGCCAGCGGCACGACGGGTTCGTTCTCGTGCGCGAAGCCGCCCGGCACGGTGGCCGGTGATCTGCTGCTGGTGTGGCATTTCGCCGACATCGGCGCGCTCGCTGATTTGGGCACGCCGTCCGGCGGTGCTTCGTGGGGGACGCCGCTGGCCACTCGTTCGGAGGGTGACGGGACGCTGCACTGCAAGGTGTGGCGGAAGACGGCGGCCGGCTCCGAGCCGGCCACGTACGGGTTCACGCAGAACAGCGGCGCGGACGGCATCGTCATCATCGCCGCGGTGAAGGCGGGCACGTGGAACATCGGGGCCACGCCGGTCGTGGGCAGCTGGTCGAACGCGGAGACGAGCATGTTTCTCACGCCGGCGACCACCCCGGCGGCGGACAACGATCTTGAGCTGCGGGCGGTGG